TACGCCTCTACTGCTTCTTTACCTATAGCATTAGCCCACTCTGTATCAGAGAGCTTTACTACACGTTTAATATTTTCTTCATGTGGCCTCACCACTAATCTCTTAAAATGAGATAATTCGTAAGGTCGTATTGTAATCTTGCCAGAACGCTCCAGTGGTGCGTGTCTAGTCGTTAACACTCAATTCTCCTGTTAAGGATATCAATGTCATGCCCATAGGCTGTTCTTGTTTAATTGTGATGGAAGAATCATCTTCCTTCCAGCCTAAATTAGTAATATCAAATTGTCCGGTAAATACTGGGGGTGCAGAGTCCATAGGATCGCCACCGCTTCTAAACACCAATTGTGTACCATTCACTGAAATACCTAGAGTCTGGTAGAGATTTAAGATAATACGATTCCAACCCTTTTTCTTACCAAAACTAGAACCATCTGGTTGTGGTAACTCTGGGGCTAAAGTAACAATTTCAGTAGTGTAAGCCAAGCCAACTGAAGCCGTACTAACCGTATCAGCTAGAGTAATTGAACCACCAGATACAGTTTGGTTAGGGAATACAGCCCCATCTCCTAATACTTGAACGCTTTGTCCTTCTAAATGACCTAAACCAGATAGCGTAGCAGTTGGACTGCCTGAATATTGTAAACCAGAATCTACATAAATACTGTCGTTAAGATACTCAATAGTTCGTACTGTAGCCCCAGCAATGGTACGCTTGAAACTCGCCCACAATTCATCTGATTTACCATCTGCTGAAGGAATTACTGCAACACTCTCAACTTCCGCATTAGTACCACCTATAGGGTGCTGATGCCAAGCAACTACTTGTTGGTCTCGTTGGTAAGTAAGGCCAAGCAATACGCCATCGTCCCTGACAGCCCATATAACCGAATCTGGCTCTTGTTGATACGCCATATGGGTAATGCCATCCCCTGTAATATCTTCGGCTAAAATCGTCAAATCAGGAGCTACAAAGCCCTCTACGTTCAAGTCAAAGATCATTTGCCTTAATTTTTTAGTAGCCCGTTGGTTAAAGATAACCGCCCGTCCTGACGTAATAGGGGTTACTGTGCTAGAACCATACTTCGTTTCCTGTACTACCCTGACATTAGATGGGGTAACAGGATTACCGCTACCATGCAGTTTGAACTCACCACCTACAGTACCGATCAATAGAACGTCTGAAGCCTTTAACCATCGGATTACATTTACATCATCTGTAGCTAAAGTGAATGCAATAGATTCATCGTCTAAGCCAGTACCCTGATTCATATTCAGGAAATCACCAGATTTACTAGCCCAAATTGTTTGTGGCTTATTATTTGTACCTGCCCAATACAGCCTTTCCTCAAAGAAGGTTACACAGCTAGGGTAATCCCCTGCACCGGCAACAAAGTCAGAAGGGGCTGAAGTGAAGGAGAGAGTTGCAAGCGTCCAAGCAATATCACTGGTACGTGTCAACTTACGTGGGGCGTGACTAGGGTGAGCGATATAGAGAGTATCGGCTGATTGAGCAAAGTACAAATCGAATAGTTGAGCCGTAGTAAATGGTGTCACGATTTCTACAGGGGCACCACCTGTCTGTATCTGCCCATTATCCTTGTAAACCCTGATATACAGATTACCAAATTCTAAAATGTATGCTTGGGTAACACTAAATTCAAATCGGACTAAACGTACCTTAGCGTCCTGAGTAGCCAGCTTAACGCTAACCGTATCCAACGTATGTGTAGCCCCAGTTGTATGTTTAAAGCCAATAAATGTTGCAGTGCTTAATGCGATAAATTCTATCGTATGAGTGCCAACAGCGTAGGAAGTAGAGGCAAGAATATCAACACCACCTGTTGCTGTACCAATTTGCACATTGATTGCTCCAGCACCAATCACGAAGCTCATCACATAGCGTTTACCAGCTACAGTGGTAATTTCATCTTCAGCCCAACCGTAGTTACTGCCATCTACTGACACAATATTCATCAGGTTTGTAGCATGAGCAATCGAACTACCAGAACCTACGCTCTTGTTTGTCCACCCAGTAATATTAGATGCAAAGGTGCCATTAGCCACTAACTCAGAGCCACTAGCTACGCCCTTAGCTTCTGCCACATAATTAAAGCCACCTCTTCTAACTACACCACCATGAGGTAGGCTATAGGCATTTTTCTGGGTCTTTAGGCCGTTGCTGTACTTATTAACGTCAACACGACCATGCAGTCTGGCTGATAATTGACCAGCCGTAAAATTGGTTTGAATAGGCCATACTTTTGCCATTTAGCGGAACCTTACGTCAGTCAGTGTATCTGTCTCAATAATTTCTGGAGTGCCTTCTTGAGAATCAATAGCTCTAGCGTCACGCACTACAGCATCATACAGTTGAGCCATTTGTTGCATTACAGTGGTAGAACGTGCAATAGGGTAGGCTAATTTCCACGCCATACGAAATACTAACGCTTGGTATAATAGAGCATCAAACTGTGTGGCATCTTCTAATCTTTTAATATAGGTAATATCTACAGTAGATTCTTCAGTGAGTAATTCCCGTCCTTGTATTTCAAAGTCCAGTTTGATATCCCCTGTTACAGTACGGACATCAAGTACACGCAAACAATACGGGTCTGTAGGAAGAGTAAACTTGTACTTCCAATAAATTATTGGTGTATCAACAAGCGAAGCTAGATTAGTAGTTGTAATCGCACAACTCCATCTATGGCTACGCAATAACGCATCACGCTCCCCTTCATAAAAACGATTGACTAGAACAGCATTAGAATCGTTATCAGAAAAACTGGTTATTGTATTTGCCCCTAAAAGCAACAACGCTTCATTCGCTAAATCTACTTTAGAACCCATCTGTTACTCCGCAAATATTAACCGTTTAATAACACGTATCATGCCAGTTGGCACTTTAATTCTTTCACCTACCGTAGTTCCCGGTGGGACATCCCCTTGTAATAGAAATATCTTAGCTTGTGCGCTACTCCTTACAAACCATCCCATGAAACGTACTCTGGGCGAGTCTTCTAAAAATTCTGTTGTATCGTCCTCAGACCAATCATTACGTATCAGTGTATCGTCCCACTCTACGTAATACATGGCTCCTTTTTTTAATCTCATATCAGCCCTAAAAGCAGGGTGACACCCGAAGATGCCACCCCACAGGTTTAGTTAGGATCAGCGTACATTATATGAAAATCAAATGTATCTGCTGCCAAAGAAGTACCGGCACCCAACGCAAACGTCAGGATCATTTCTCCGGTAGTTACATAACCAGTATCGTGCGTTCCACTTTCGTGGAAGTTAGTTACTGTCCTAGCTGAATCTGCTGCAACCGCACTGATAAAAGCATCAGCATCCAAAGCAACAGCAGAACCGTCACTCTGAGTAGTATGAGCAGCATACCCCACATTAACCGTAGCAGATGACTCTAGATCACTAATGATCGCCATAGACTGCGGAAGAATGCGTACACCAGAAGGAATCGTCATAACTTGAACGACATCAGAAGAACTGAGAGCTTGCCCAGTAAATCTAGAATACCGATAAGTTACTCCGTTCCAAGTGGTTGGAGCGTTTTTAGTACCTGTACCGTCTGTAGCGGAAGTGTACTCTGTACTTTTATAAGTAGCCATTTTACACCTCCATTAAGAATCAGTACAAGCAATTTCTACAACCTTCTCGTCTTCAATGCGAACCGCACCGAGACACATTTGGGCATAGACTTGCGTACTATAGTTTTTATCTGAACGTTCCGTAATTTCGGTTTTAACGTCCATACCTAGACTCAAGCCAACTCCATCGTGAATCCAAGCAATACACTGGGTATCACCATTAGAGTCGCTTGTTAAACGCTCAGAGCGAATGAATTTGAAACCTAAGAAGGTGTCAATCTCACCAGCTACTAGAGCTTTGACCGTATTGTAATCTGAGCTTTGAATTTCAGAATCTCCGAGAAGATCATAAAACTGGTTGCTCTTCATAACAATACAACGTGGTAGATCAGGATCAACATCTGAGGAATCTAGAATTTGTTTAGCTTCTCTCAGTTTTGTGATGTTCATATCCGTAGTACCGGATACAGCAATTTTCTGTGCAGCAGGTAGTGCTACATTAGAAGATGAATCGTTTTCATCCACGCTGACAGCATTGCCCAACATTGCAGAGATAAGCACATCATCCATCGTTCTACCCATAGCCCATACTCCAGCTTTCATGTATTCGCTGGTTGGATCAGCAAGCATTCGGACTTTATCAGCCTTGTCAACTAAGTCGGCCCAATT